CCAAATGAATACATGTAAATATTCTTGGCTGGAACTGCTAGACCGTGTTCCATAGGCTGTTTAAACCCATAATAAAGAGACCCTGTAAATGTGCTTGAAATATCTATGCCATTGAGCGTGATTTTGGCCGTGTCAATGACGTCGATAAAGGAGGTTGTGCCGGAAACGAATGTGAGGGGCACCGCGGTCTGAATGTACTGCGTCGTGTAGCCGTAAGAGTATCTCGAGTCGTAGTAGAGGCCGGAAGGTGCTCCAAACTGATTGGCCACGGACTCGTACTTGCGGTTGCGAATGTACCAAAACAACATCTGAACTGGAAAACTGGCTGTGAGCTGGATCTGAGGGTTGGAATCCGTGAATGGGAGGGCCGACTCCTTCTGCACTCGATTGATGATGTACCTCTGTGGAGTAGATGTATAGTACAGTTTCTCAGCATCCGTCAGTTTAATTTCCTCCAAAATTAGGCTCACATTTGAGATGTCCTTTCGAGCCACTGCAAGATCATTCGTGATCCAGACCCATGGATTGAATTTAATTTTCACGTAAATTCTTTGATTAAAAAGAGCACACAGAGGGAGGTAGGGGCGTCGCAGTCTCTCCCGACCCTTGCTAGATTTAGAATATCTTCTACAGAAGAAGAATTCAAATGGTATGATCATATTTAAAGTTGAAGTTGGACTCACGTTCGAATTAGACCCTCCATTCACAGCACTAAACATCGACTGCTGCTCGTCAGCGTCGAGGAAGATCTGATCACGAATAAAGAACCAATCGTCATAAACGGTCTCAATGACGGTATCATTGATCATAAAGTCGGCTTGGGCTATAATTGCTCGACCCACCTGATTCGTGTAGGCATTCGACGTGCTTGTGAGAGCCGGCAGCGAGCACTTGAGGTACATGTTGCACAGGAGATCGCCAAGCTCTTTGGGCTTGAGCTCTATGGTGATCGTTTGCCCCAGGAAATTATTACCTGAAATTGGTACATTTCTTTGATACAAAACAAAATTGGTGTGCTGCTGCCATTTTGTATTCCAAATTGAATCTTCTTTTCCCTGAACATACTTTTCTTGAGGACCGATTGCGTAAAGGGACATGGTCGTGCCAGAGTTGTACCCCTTCTTCTCAATGTCCTTATATTCTTCCTGAAAACTCTTTACATTTTTTATATTATTATCTAGTTGTCTGAGTTCTGCCCCACCTGTAATTTTCAAGCCTGTATTCATCGTCACCATCTTGACCTCCGTTGTATCGGACTTGTACATGACATTGGCTCCAATCACCTTGGCCTGTTTAGGGGGTTGTTTCACTAGTATATTCTCAACTGGAACTGGCAGTCCCGTGTTTTCAGGCACCTGTTCCGTGTCGAGAACCATGTACGAGTCGTACCACCACAGTTCGGTCACTCTGCCAGGAACGCCTACAAACTGTTTGACCTTGACCGTTCCAGTCAGACCGGGAATGCCCGTGACCGTCCAGTCCGTCCCAAAACCAAGAGGGACCGTGGTGCCCTTGATATAAAATGAAGGGACGTTTCGAGCCACATAGTAAAATCCAGATAATGCACCTGTGATGGAGTTGGTGACGAGAGAGCTTGCATCGGGTGGATAAAGGGTCGCGCCAATCACACCAAGGACGCCTTCGATATTTTGCTCAGTGTCCGTCTGACACTCGAAAGACCACCTATACAACTCGCTATTATTGTCACCAATCTTTTTGATGCCTTCCTTGTCCGAAATACTCGTCAAGACCACATTCCCAGCCAAGCCCGTTATACCAAATGCACGCCATCCAGGACCTATGGGGGCGCGCTCAGTGGCGGTCAGAAGAGGCCAACTCGTATTCACATAGAATGTAATTGTATTAGAATTAGTAGCCATAAAGAACCCACTAATTTGCACAGGAATTGGTTGAGGTTTAGACTCGGCTGGTTTTGAAGGTGGCGGTGGGGGCGGAGGAGGCACCACCGCATTCACCAATTTTCGTTGCAAATTCCTTTCGAGTTCCAGAATCTTCTGGAACTGTGTGATGGGGTTTAGATCCATCTTCTACAAGGTATTCAGGTTATTTTTCCACATCTGCACCACACTCGTCGCCTTGAGAGTCGCGCGCTCCTGTGCCTTCTGACTGCACAGAGCCTGCAGCTTATCAACCTCCTCCTTTGTGTAGTGATAAGTCTTGATATCAAGGAGCTTGGGCCAGATGTCCTCGGCGTACTTCTCTCGCCGGAGCTGCTCGTGAATCTGTCCGAGTGGAACGTTGAAGATGTGCATGCGCGGGGTCACCGCCACGTCACGGATGAAGCGGGCCTTCTCAGTCAGCCACTGGATCTCAGAGTCTAGCTGTGCAAGCAGGTACTGTTTGCGCTTCTTGTAAATTTTGATTCGAATTTCAATGTAATCAACCAATATCTCCTCTGGGCTGTTGTACTTCTTGACGGCTCCATTCGGTCCGATCAAGTACATGTTGCTCGTGTGGATGGTCTTGGTCAGGCCTAGCTCCTTCTCCACATTCTCGAGTCCCTCGGCACCCCAGATGCGAAAGTCTGGCTGCGTCTCAGATGAGTGGTTCTCGTATTTCTGGATCGTGCCCTTATCGACAAGGGCATCCAGATGCTCCTTCACGTCCTGGATCCAGCGCCCGGGAGGGAGCTCCTTCACGTGCAACTGCGACCCAACCTTCTCAACCACACCACTCAGAACCCACGTGTGATCCTTCGTCTTGGTCACCTTTCCCTTGAACCCCTTGAAGTGTGGCAGCATGGGCACCATAGGCACCTGGTCCAGTGCGCACAAGATGTTCTGCTTGATGGAATCCAGGTTGAAAGGGGGGACGTAGCAGCTGAAGCCCGTGCCGATTCCCTCCGCGCCATTCACCAAAATCATGGGCAAAATTGGAGAGTAAAATTCTGGCTCAACCTGCTGACCGTCATCCACAACATATTTCAGAACAAAATTGTCACTAGGGTCAAAGATCTTCTTCGTCCAAGGTGCTAGTCGCGTGAAGATGTAACGGGGGCTTGCAGCGTCCTTGCCTCCCGCCAGGCGCGTGCCAAACTGGCCAGAGGGCTCGAGCAGATTCATGTTGTTCGCGCCAACGAAATTCTGAGCTAAATTGATGATGGTTCCCTGGAGACTGGCCTCGCCGTGGTGGTAAGCGGTCTGCTCGGCCACGTAGCCTGCGAGCTGCGCCACCTTCATGTCGGCCGAAAGGTTCTTCTTGAGGCACGCGTAAATCACCTTGCGCTGGCTGGGTTTGAGGCCGTCAGACACGTGTGGGATACTGCGCTTGATGTCTTCGGCACTGAAGTTGGCCATATCGCGATGAATGAAGTCAGAGACTGACAGCTGCTTGACCTTGCCGTACGCGATACCAGGTGGAGGTGAGGCCATGTGCTTCGTCAGCCACTCCTTGCGGTCATCCGCCTGTGCTTTGCTGAAAGCTAGGGTCATTGCCTCATTGAATTTAGGATCGGAATTGAATGCTACTGTGAGCTGGTCAATCTTCTTGAAGTACTCCTTGGCCTCCGCTGACGTGGATGTGCCCAGACCCTTGTAGTACTTGACCGGACCGCTGGTCCCTGGGACGCCTGCCGTCTTGAATTCCTCCTCCGTGAAGAACCACAACTTCCCAGCCTTGATCACAGGTGTCACCATGCTCACCACGAATCCCAACTCAATCAGCTTGGGCCAATATACGTGGAACATATTCAGGACCAGACCCTTGATGTGACTGCCATCCAGGTCGGCGTCGGTCATGATCATCAACCGACCGTAACGCAATTCTCTCACGGAATTATAAACCTTGCCATGCTGGAGTCCAAGAATCTTCTTCAGGTTGTTGAACTCCTCGTTTTCAGTCACCTGCTTTACAGAAGCGTCCCGCACATTGCGCGGCTTTCCCCGGAGTGGAAACACGCCGAAAGTGTCGAGACCTACAACGCTCAGCCCGGCAATGGCAAGAGCTTTCGCCGAGTCTCCCTCGGTGATAATAAGCGTACAGTCGTGCGACCGGTGAGTTCCGGCCCAGTTGGCGTCGTCGAGCTTGGGAATGCCAGTAATCCGCGTCTTCTTGGACCCGTCAGTCTTCTTGAGCTCGCGGTCCAGTTTAGCGAGGCCGAGAGCCAGAAGATCCTCGATGACACCTGTGGCCAGGATATCCTTGATGAATTTTGGTTTAAAATTAATAACATCTGTAATCTTTGAAGTACATTCCGCCTTGGTTTGACTGGAGAAGGTGGGATTGACCACCACTGCTCTCACAAACACAAAGAGAGCCGACTTGATCTGAGCCGGCTTGAGTGTCGTGCAGCGCTTGTCCTTGACAATTTCATCGCAAATTAGCTTGGTCACCTTCTCTACGTGAGCACCGCCCTTGGTCGTGGCGATGCCATTCACGAAGCTGACCTGCTGGAATGCTCCAGAAAGAGAGTGACCGACCACAATGTCGAAGTTATCGGTGTGCAACTTGGCCACATTCGTTAGACCGTGCATAGCAGCATAGTCATCGAGGGAAGCGACGCCGAGCTTCTTCCCGTTGAAGGTGACCTCGCACTTCGAGCACCACATAGCCGCGTCCCACGTGCGCTTTTCAACGAGCTTGGCAAAGTCTCCAGGGCCGCCAAAGCGCTTCCAGTCTGGTGAAAATGTGATCGACACGGAAGGACTAAGCTTTTCGTCTGTAATGGCGGGTGGGCTCACCTTGCTCATGTTGTCAGTCCAGGTCTGCTCATAGACCTTCTTTCCGTCACTAATTTTGATTTTAAATTTAGAACTGAAAACATTTGCCAACTTGGCGCCGTATCCGTTGCGCCCACCGGTTACTCGCTCTTCCTCGTCATTGTAGTTCGAGCTCGTCAGAAGGTGGCCGAAGATGAGTTCGGGGATCCAGATCTTCTCCTTTTCGTGTTTCTTGATTGGAATTCCAACACCAGAATTATAAACTGTAATTGAATTGTCAGCGGCGATGCTCACCTCGATGCACGCCACCTTCTTTGGGTGCAGAGAGTGCTGATCAATTGCATTCACCAGAATTTCATCAAAGATTTTCACCAACCCAGGTGAAACAGAAAGTTGAGAAAGCTTGAAGTTTGTTCCATCTCGAACCCAATATTGGGCAGGTTCGGGAGGGAGGGATCCAACATAGGTGTCGGGTCTCTTAAGAATATGTTCAGTATGTGAGAGTCGTTCATACTGCATTTGGTTACAAAGGTAGGGGGCTTTGTCTTTAGTTGGCTGCATTGAACATGTTCCAGTCAATTGGGGGTTTTCCGAAAAGTTCCTTATAGAACCCACCGTACTGCAGGAGAACATGGGCACCTCCAAACAGAACTACACTTGATGCAACTGCTGGTCCTACCGACTCTCCATGTTGTTTGGCGACTATCACCTCACCAATACCACAAATTACTGTAAAAAGAAACATTTCAGTAATAAATCCACCTGGAAGCAGCATGTCTCCTGGAGGTGCAACTCGCGCCACAAAGGCCAGATATATCATATAAATAATTGCCGCCCCCATCATCAGACCAATGATGGGTGCCATGATATTTCGCTGCTTTTCCTCGGTTCCCTCGAGATGCTGGCCGCTCATGAAAGCAAAGTACCCGGAGAACTCACGAGACACGGCGAACACGAAAAAGAACAGAGCGCCGATAAACAGGGTATTAAAAAACATGTCTGGGCGCTGACGATTCCAAGCTATGAGTAGTCCGCCAAGTGCGCTCGTAATTGCAATAATAAGACTTCCGGCCATAAATCCCCTTGGATTCTTCTCTACATAAGCCTTGTGACCGTTGATGAAGCTGAGCAACAGAAACATCCCAACAAGGCCCACCTTTCCAGTCAGAACAATAGTGTGAAACATATGCTCGGCATTTTTTTGCTCGAGACCAAACAGTTTTCCACGTTTCAGTGCAGAGGCAACGACCATCAGAAATAGAAGGACGGCGGCTACACTCGCTCCAATTTTATCAAACTTTAGTTCGACAGGCTCTTTCTCCTCAGCCATTACTTATAATTTAGAATTTAAATTTCATGACAGCCACACCCAAAATGAGAAGTCCTATTATGACTATAATTTCAGTTGGAAATTTCTGAGTTTCAGAAGGGAGATATTTGCACTTGGGACCCCAATAGGCCACGGCTTCTGCGTAGCTCACAATAGGTTTGCCTAGATTCTTATTCACTTCATTATGCACATCAACTGACCATAAGAACAACTCCGTGCTGGTGGTCATGCGTTCTTCCAAGGGGAACTTGGTGAGCGTCTCTTCGAAGTGTCTCTGACAGACGGGACACGGGAGTATGCGCAGGTACGAATCGATGAGCTGGCGGAAGCCTTCACGATGGGCGTCCGTCAGCTGCTGGGGGGCCGTCAGTGTAGATATGTGGATAACGCCCCAAAAATACGGTCCCCAGTTTGTAAAGACCATCTACTAATATTCAGGAAAAAATCTAAACTAAAATTAAGAATATGCCTTCCCCCAGGTCGATGAAAATAAATCAACTTATACAGCTATTGAAAAATAAGATTAGACGTGAGCGTCAAAGGGCGATTGCGCTCGGTTCGCGCATAGCGCGTAGATTTTCTCGCCGACGCAGAATCCATGTACCAGATAGAAACAATAATAACGTGCGGTCTCCACAGTCGCCACGGTCGCCACGGTCACCACGGACGCCACGGATGACGCGGACGCCGCGGTCTCCCGAGTACAGACGCACAGCAGCCAGCGCTTCAAGATCGACAAGACCATCTGCTAGAAGAGTTCTTTTTGCAAGTCCAGTCTTTGCACCGAGCGGACTGCCCCCTCCAACTCCAGGAAAGCCACCACGCTCTTAAAGATTTAATTATAATTTAAACTATGAAATTCGTCGTGGTGGGCGGCGGGTCGGCCGGCTGGATGGCGGCCGCTACCCTTGCGTCCCAGTGTCCGAATGACGAGGTTATCGTCATCGAACCTGAAGCTATACCACCAATTGGCGTTGGCGAATCGACAATCAACGAATTTGTCGATTGGCTCAACCTTCTCGGTATCAATCCTGAAAGTATAATGAAGGAAACTGATGCTATTTTCAAGCTCGGAATTAAGTTTGTAGATTTCAAAGAAAAGGGGCACGACTTTTTCTACCCGTTTGGGTCTATGAAATGTCCAACTGCTGATAGAAATGGAAATATAGAAAAGTGGAGTATCCGTCGAACATTCAGGTCAGAAGATGCGCGCAAGTTTGTAGATGCGCTGTATCCTAACATGGCTCTCGTGCGTCACAACACCTTCATGCGTAACACCCCCAACTTCCCGTGGCAGCACTACGCTCTACACTTTGACGCCATCAAGTTCGCTCTTTGGCTCAGGGACAACTACTGTGCGCCCCGTGGAGTGAAGAGGATCGTCGGAGAGGTTGCATTTGTGAATACAAATTCAGATGGTGTCTCGTCCCTGATCCTCAAGGACTCTCAGGAGATCAGTGGAGACCTGTACCTCGACTGCACGGGGTTCAAATCGTTGCTCCTCGGTGGCGCCATGAATGAGCCATACCAGAGTTTCAAGGACATCCTGCCGAATGAGTTCGCATGGGCCACCCAGATTCCGTATGTGGATAAGAGCGCAGAGCTCAAGCCATACACAACATGCACAGCAATTGATAACGGTTGGGTCTGGAACATCCCTCTCTGGTCACGCATGGGTTCTGGTTACGTTTATTCAGACGATTTCATCAGTCACGAGGAGGCGCTTGAGCAGTTCAAAAAGTACCTCGGTGCCAAGGGCCAGGATCCTGAAAAGCTCCAGTTCAAGAAGATCCAGTTCAAGTCGGGGACTTACGAGCGCGTCTGGGTGAAGAATGTCGTAGGCATCGGTCTTGCAGGTGGATTCATCGAACCCCTCGAGTCGAGTGGGCTTTGGACGACGCACACCTACCTGACGGAGCTTGTGAAAGTCCTTACTTCAGGCAACATCAATGAATTTAATAAGGGATTCTTCAATAAGGTGTGTGTGACTCAGCTTCGTGAATTTGCCGAGTTTGTCCATATTCACTATATTTTGTCCAAGAGGCGGGATACGGCGTATTGGCTCAATATCGCTTCTCAAAATGTAAAATTTGTAGATGAAAATTATTACTCGCGACTTTACACCGGTCGGACAAATCCCATGAGCACATTTGGAAACGGCCTGTACTGCATCACGGCTGGGTTGGGGTTCCACATGCATGACGACACAAGACTGAGGAGCACAGTACCACGCTGGTGGGACCTTGATGAGGTGTTTGGTGCAACTTGGAAAGCCTTTGATGATCTGTACAATGAGTGGGATTCCGAGGCTAAAAAGGCTTGGCCTATGATGGAGTTGCTCAGGCGAATTCATGGAAAAAATTCTTAGAGTATATTACATAATGTCCGGATATACGCGTCTTGGAAACAACAGAAAGTTTTCTAATCTTGTTAAAGAGAAGCAGGAGCGGATGCTAGCTCAGGAGGCGGCGCGTCGGGAACTGTCGGCTGCTCGCAAGGTGGCGCGCCCAATTCTTCGCGAATCTTTCGCTGGATACCGCCAGAATCGCGCTGGCAATATCGCGGGATCGGTTTATGGTGGCCTCCGCGGCCAGGCTGCAACCAATTTTGGCCAGAGACGGCCAGGTGTGGCTTCCGCCAGAGCTTTGACGGCAATTGGCGGTTTTGGAGCTGAATACGCCAAGGGGCGCAATAATCGCAATGCGGCACGTGTGAATGTTCAGCTAGCTGTTAATAGACTTATTGGTAAGTCAGTAGGCCAGTGGAATAAGAACGATCGGGCCAATTATATGAAGTATCGTTCTCGTTATCAGAATGCAGTGAATCAGGTCGTCAGATCAGGTGGTGCAATTATTTACAATACTAAAGGAAAACCTAGAAGCATGCTGCGTGGCATGGCCCGCCTGCGCGAGGTGGGTCGTGGAGCTCGCGCCAGTCTGCGTAACAAGCTTGGAGCTGCACGCATGTATGCACGCACTGGTCTGAGTGCTGGACGTTATGCCGCCAACCTCGCTGCGGCAGCCGGAGCACGCGGCTATGGAGCTTTTGCCCGTGGTCTGGGCAAGGCGGCTGGTTACGGCTACCGTGCCGGCCACGCTCTGGGCAACTACCCACGCGCTGCATTGATCGCCCAGCGGGCACCCACCGCAGCCGCCGTAAATGAGGCTGTGACCAAGTACAACAGTGCCCTTGCTCGTGCTGCAAATAGTCCAACTCCAGGAAATGTGCGTACAGCTCTTGCAGCTGGGACGCGTGCTCAGGGGCTTCTGGCAGCAGCAGCACCATAAAAAATATAAGTAATAATATATGCCGGTGTGGCAACATTACGCAGGTCACTATGTGGGAAATAATCGGACTTTTAACAACAGACTTCAAAATGAATTGAATAAACATCCAAATACCAATCTTGACAAAATAGCTCGCAAAGTTGCGAGGAACATGCTCGAGGAGAAATATTACAGATCTCGTGAAAATAGAAGACGCGGAATGCGTTGGATTGTAGGGGGCGACACTTATCATATGCTTGGAGGGCCAAAAGCGGCCTTTGTGGCATCACAAGTAAATATATCAAAGTATAATCGAGCTATCGAAAATCTAAACTATGAAAATAGACAGATAGCTCGCCGCGAGGAGGCCCTCAAGCGTCTTGGCCGGTACAGAGGATCGTCTCGAATTCTCTTGAAATTAAGAAAACTCAGAATGGCTATCCGTCGCAAAATTGCCTATATCAGGTACAAAGCTAAGCGTGATATCCTAATGGCTTATAGTAGAAAAACAAATACTGGATCCAGATATTTAGCATCTGGTGTTATGCGCGCCCATGGGTTGTTCAATAGACCACGGTCTTATCTAGCAACCCGTGGTAAAAATGCTAATCAGCTTAGGAGCCTATTGGAAAATTAGGTTCTGTGGGCAGGCCCACACGCAACCAGTTAGGGTTTGTACCTCAAAAATGACGACCCTCGCCAAGGATCTCCAAAACTTCAAGAAGAACCAGCGCTTCGCGTGGAGCAAGCCGCGGGCGGACCCCACTCCCCGGCCCGCCCCTCAGCCTCAAACCAAGGCCCCCCTCCCTCCCCCCAAGGGCAAGGGTGGGGAGCTCTGGCAAAAACTCAAAAAGCAGGCGGAAGAGCAGGGGCACCCAGACCCCGAGTCCTTCGCAGACGGCGCTCTCCGGGTCAGGGAAAAGACACTCGAGCTCCGCGAAAAGGCGCACAAGCTCGCCTTCATCCCCGACTACCAACCCAAGGCCATCGAGACCGCCTCATCCAAGGCGCCCTCCAAGACCGCGACCGACTCCAAGATCTGCTGCGCGCGCACGCTCGAGGGTCGGCCATGCAAGTTCAAAGCAACCTGCGGCACCTTCTGCAAGAAGCACGCACCCAAATAAATATTGAACTAGTGTAATGGAGATTAATCTTAATTACGTTTGGGCCGCCATGGCTGTTAATTTCCTCCTCGTCCTCTTCGTCCCTCGCCTCATCAAGAAACCCACTGGATTCAAGATTATTGATGAAGCGGTTCTTTATCTGAACTCCCAGAAGTCCTTTATGTTGTCATCAACCCTAGTCATCGGTCTTGTCGTGTATCTAGCTCTGTATTGGGTGGATTCCCAGACGCCAGCAACACCCTCCTTGTCACTGTCTCCAGGGAAGCCGTCTAAATTTTAATATCAATTTATTATAAATGAATTCCGCTCAGAATCGGTCTCTGAATAATACTCTGACGCAAGTGGAGAACGCGGCTACAAATATATCCAACGCCAACCGCTCAATTTCGTCCAGTGCAAACGCCCTGGCCAACAACCGCCCCGGAACAGCTAGCAACAGCGCCAAGACTGCCGCTGGTCAGTTTGGCCAGAGCTACAACAACCTCATGAAAGCGGCGGTCAATGCCAAGAACCTGTCCGCCACCGTGCCCGGAGGAAACACGTCCTTGAACCAGGCTGCAAACTACTTCTACAAAGCAGCCAACACCGCCGCCAAGGCCCAAGCCGCGCGCACCATCGCACTCATGGCCAAGGGTGTCGAGGCTCTCGGCCGCGGAGCCAATGCGGCTAACAATTCATCAAAGTAGGTTTAATTTCATCCATTAATTTTCGCGTAAATTCGTGATCAAAAGTCATTACCCTACGATTATAACAATCCTTCATATATGTGACGAGATCTTCATACAGTGGATATCCCCAAATGTGATCTTTTTTAAACAGAAAATCATCAAAACCTATAGGACCCTTTGTACAACGAATGACCCACGGCGTCTTCACATATTCCTTCAGGCCCCCATAGTCTGTGATGATCACCGGCTTGTCCCGCAGAGCCGCCTCCACCGCCCCCATCCCGACACCCTCGGAGTGTGAGCAGTTGATGTAACAGTGGCTCCGTGTATGCACATTCTCCATCTGAACCTGACTCAGAAGACCGTTAATCACAATAACATCCTTCATCTCCAATTTAAAATCGGAATTGCACGTGGCTTTGATGAGGAGCCTTGCGTTCGGGAAGTTGCACTCCTCGAACGCGCGTAGAAGACCCGCCACGTTCTTTCGTGGATCCATCATGTTACCGATCGTGTAGAACACGTATGGGCCCTCCGTCTTGGGCGCGCGAGGAACCCCCTCGGCATACAGTCGAAGCACCTTCCAATTTACTTCCGGAAATTGCTTCTCAAAAATATCCTTGCAAAAGTCTGACGCCACGTAGAGCGTCTTGTACTTGGTTAGCATGCCGTAAGCCTCATTCACAGGCTCCGTCTCGCAGATGGTCATGTACATCATCTCCTTGCAGAACATCTTGTACTGATCAACCAGAATCACGTTGTTCTCGAGTGGGAGCATAAAGGCAAAACCGCGGTCGTACCACTGCTCCTTCGGCCGCATCCCATACTCCACGTACTCCCCCCCAACCAAGTCTGCATACCGCTTCGTCACCTGACCTATACCCGCCAAGAGCTTGGGCCCCACAAATAGAAATTTCATACTAAATTAGTCTGTGATATCCTTATCAACCATTCGCCGCACGAGCTGTCTGAATGTCGTTTTGGGCCGCCAGTTGAGCTTATCATAAGCCTTGCGTGCATCCGCCACGAGCACATCCACCTCTGCCGGTCTGTAAAAATCTGGATTGACCTTCACGATTGGCGCGCCGCCGTCCGGGCACACGCACTCCGTGTCCTGGCCCGAACCCTGCCACAGAAAGTCGATGCCGATGTGCTGAAGAGCCTCTGTAATAAACTCCTTTACACTGTGCGTCTCGCCAGTTCCAATCACAAAATCTTCAGGCTGATTCTGCTGAAGCATAAGCCACATAGCCTCAACATAGTCCTCGGCGTGGCCCCAGTCGCGCTTGGCGTCCAGGTTGCCCAGTTCGAGAGTCTTGTTGCCCTGAATCCAGTCGCGCAGACCCAGTGTGATCTTGCGCGTCACAAACTCCTCCCCGCGCCGCTCAGACTCGTGGTTGAACAGAATTCCAGTGCATGCAAACATGCCATAAGCCTCGCGATAGTTCTTCGTCATCCAGTATCCGAAAACCTTGCTGACGCCATAAGGGCTCCGGGGGTAGAATGGAGTCGTCTCGCTCTGAATCGCCTCCTGAACTTTGCCAAACATCTCACTCGTCCCAGCCTGATAGAATTTGAATTTTGAAATAGAATTGGTCTGACGAATAGCCTCCAGAATCCTAAGAGTCCCCATGGCATCCACATTCGCCGTATATTCAGGCTGATCAAACGATATCTTCACATGGGACTGGGCACCGAGATTATACACCTCGATAAAATCATATGTGGAATTCAGTGAGTTAATTATGGAGTTTATCCGAGCAGTGTCCGTCAGGTCCCCCTCGATCAGGTTGAATTCTGGATTTGAATTTAGATCCAAAATTCTTTCCCGTTTCTTCTCTGAACAGTATCGGGCCATTCCATACACAGTGTAGTTCTTTTTCAACAGAAATTCAGCCAAGTAACTTCCATCCTGGCCAGTCACCCCAGTCACGAGAGCCGCCTTCATACACTAGAAAAACACAATTTCTTTACCTGATAAACGAGGGTCTTTGCCCATAGAACTTCTGGATCTCTGAATAGACACAAAAGTACAACCTTTTGTTTGTGCGTGAATTCTGGCATTCTTAGGAACCACGCTGCGATCCACTCTGGCCACCAGTCAGGAAGCATTCTGAATTTTGAAACGAAATTTAAATCGCCGGAAATACAAGATGACATTCATCAATGTCCTCGCCATGACCCTGTGCGAGCTACTTGGAAACGCCCACCTCAAGTGGTTCGCCGAGAACGGCAAGCACCACCACCTGGGAGTTGGTGTTATTGCCTGGCTGATCGTGCTCTTCTTCCTCATCCGCAGCCTCAAAAGTCAGAGCCTCATATGGACGTGCATCATGTGGGAGGCTGCTATCGTCATAGGAGGAGCCATAGTGGCCTTCGCCTTTTTTGGAGAGAAATTGACACACTGGATCCAGTGGCTGGGGGTCGCCTTTGCCGTCGGTGCTGCAATTTGCATAAATTATGACTGCAAGTCATAAAGCCATGGGCAACGGTAGAAGCATGGAGAAGACACTCGAGGACATCAGGACCCTCCTCCGTGAGAATATCCTGCCACGGCTCGACACCCTAGATGCCGAGATGAATGATCTCCGCGAGGTGACGTGGCCAGTCTGCCAGGGGCAGAGGGACACGTCAGCCGGCGGGCCGTTTGCAAACCTAAACGCCAAAGCCTATTTTTTAAAGTTTTTACACATAGACGACATCCGCCGCCTTCTGCGTCGCAAAGCCATCGTCATGGGCATTTGTCCAACGGTTGCCGAAGAGGAACTCAGACAGATTTTGATTGTGCGTTGATGAATTTACGACTGATTAGATATTCCATGGGTACAGGTGGCAGCGGCGCGTCGTCAGGACGGCGCTTTAGCTCCGTCTTCCCGTCAATAAACTTGCCCTCCTTGATCCACTGACGGATATTCTCCTCCGTCTGTAGATGCTTGTGGTTGTTGTTGTCTAGGGCGTGCGCGAACGTGCGCATCTTGTTCAGGACGTGCTTCTCGTCCCCAAAGCTACTCAGGTGCCACCCTGCAAACTGGATCACTGGGAACTTCCAGCGGTTGTCCCGGAAGTAATTGGGCCCGTACCGCTTGAACAGAGCTGCATTCGTGATCACGGTGCCGTACCACGGCTCACCGGTGAAGAGGTACTCGAGGTTGTAGTGGTACATCCACATATGCACAGAAATCACCACGTGAGGAATGCGCTCCCACCGGATTATGCTCATATCAGGTATCTCATCCACATCACTGATCATAATCAGTGCCTCTTCAGGGACTTCTAGCTTATCCACACCCTTCGAAATGCACTCGCGCTGGTACTTTTCACGTGACCAGGGGCTCTCCTCCTTTGGAGCCTCGTCAGCCCGTACAATCACGTGCTCTATCTTATCCAACCACTTGGAGAAACGCTGACGATTCTTCTCGAAAAACAACTCCTTGGGACCACCCACGTGATTCACCTCCGCCTCCACCAACACAAACTTATCAACGTACTCATCCAGAACCATCAACCGCAACTCTAGAATATCCAATTCATTGTAAAACATAAATGTATCTACGATCATTGACATTTACTTGACTACCTTCTCTAGATAATATTTTGCGATCGAAATTCGCTCAGCGAGGGACTTTTTGTCCATTGCCATCCCACCCACGATATGAAGGGCAAAGTCGCCCGTCTGCCACTGGCCATCAACGCCTAGGATGTCCTTGGTCCCAGTGAATTTAGGAAACTGGTACAGCGTGTAGTCGTAGGCGTTGAACATGCGCTGAGGAGTAATCTTGATGTACTTCTTCCAGTATGTGGCAGTCGCCATCTCCTGAATCCACTGATTCTCAGCCATGGGGTTGTCGCGGTAGGCTGGCATGGCGCCAATCATGGAATTCACAAAGGCCCGACCCACCTCCGAGTTGCGGATGAAGAGGTTGCCACAGTTTGTGCCGTTGATATCGGCTGCTAGGATGACGTGGTATCGGTTATCGACAATCTTATCCAGGGTGCGTGTGTGGTTGGTGATCATGGCGTCCGTGTCTGAGAAATAGACCCATTCGCAGTCTGGGTGGGCCTCGAAGGCGTCACGGAAGGCAAAGGCTCGCTCAAATCCCCACTCCCACCCCATCTCCTTCTTCTCTGGGTTCCCGTAGTGAAATCGGGTGTGGAATGGCTCGCCACACTTGGGGCGGAAATAGTATCCGTGACGCTCACAGTACTCCTTCTTGTTGGCGTCGGTCACCTCGGCGAACTCACGCCAGTCCTCCGTGCATAGAGTCACCACGGCAAACTTCATAAAGTTTTTACTCGTAATATCTTTAATGGACTCTATTTGCATATTAGGAGCAGGTGGATTTATCGGAAATCATGCATCTCAAAAATTTCCATCGGCTCGCAAAGTCCCACGGACTGAACTCGACCTCACGGACCCCTTGGCCGTCATGGAATTCTTTAGTAAAAATCAATTCAAGACTATAATTAACTGCGCGGCAGTTGGAGGAAGCAGGCTCCGACCAGATGAGGATGACGCATTTGAACAAAACATAATGATGTTTTCGAATGTTCGGCGGTTCGCCAAGTTCGAACACATGATCTGGTTCTCGAGTGGCGCGGCCGACAAAGCCGACACGCCATACGGATCCGCCAAGAAGGTGATTGAAAATATGGCCAAAAGAGATCCTCGAATTTACATTCTAAAAATATGGGGCTGCTTCGGCCCCGGTGAGCCCGCACAACGTCTGCTCGCCACTGGAATCCGTCAGGGTTACGTCAAGATCCCTAAAGACCGCATGTTCGACTTCATCCACGTGGATGATGTCATGGAGGTTATCCAAGCCATCATAGATTCTGATTTCAAATTAGAACCAAAATTCATGAATATGATTTACCCTGAACCCCCCCACAGACTTTCAGACGTGCTTGACATGGCTAAAATTCCTTACGTAATTATGAATCAAAATATGGATGATGCTTACACTGGGTTGAATAATGTAGCTATATTGCGCCCCGTCTTAAAAGAAAGGATACAACAGTATGTTAATGAAGGTGTCAGATTACGTGGCTCAATTTCTGATTGAAAAAGGAATTACCCATGGTTTCTCTGTGACTGGCGGGTTCGCCATGCATCTGAATGACTCTTTCGGTGACAAGTTGAACATGGTGTATCAGCACGGTGAGGGCCCGTGCGGCTACGCTGCTGTTGGATGGTCGAAGATGGCCAACAAGCCGAGTATGGTGTGCGTGACGGCGGGATGCGGTGCGACCAACGCAATCACCCCATGTCTGATTGCGTACCAGGACAGCACTCCAGTCATATTCATCAGTGGAGGCGTGCCTCACAAGGAGAGCGTCCGGACCCTCCAGCACTCCACCCGAACCTACTCGGGCTCCGACTGTGACATCCTGGACATGGTCAAGAACATTACCAAGTACTCAGTTGAACTGACTCCCAATTCTGATTTTAAATTGGAACTCGAAAAACTGTACCACCACATGACTACTGGCAGACCTGGTCCAGTATGGGTGAGTATCCCTCTAGACGTTCAGCCTCTTCAGGTGAATTTTGATTCTAAATTCGAAATGGAAATTGTGGGCGGAGACCCTGAGGATTTCCCAGTGGGTCCATGGGAGAGGGCGCAGAGGCCTGTAATTTTAGTTGGAAATGGGATCCATCTTTCAAACACTGCTCCTGAGCTGGAGGAGTTTGTGCGCCGGCACAACGTCCCTGTCGTCTGTTCCTATTTTGGATCTGAATTGGTTCCGGAATACAACGTGGGTCGGGTTGGGATCCTGGGGGACCGCACGGGGAATATGGTCCTCCAGAACGCCGACTTTGTACTGTGTCTCGGGTGTCGGGTGAGTAAGGCGATCATAGGCTACCGTCCCGAGTGGTTCTGCCGCGAGGCTTCATTCATATGCATCGATGTAGAAGACACTGGGCGTGGCCGAGTCATCAAGATGGATCTCCGAGATTTTTTCCTTGAATTTCAGAAGAAAATTCCCGTCAAAACTGGGCAGTGGGGGTGGTTGGATCACGCGCGACAGATGCGTGATAAGTGGGGGCGCGAGCTCCCAAATCCAGGATCTCATAGATGTCCTTACAATTTTATGAATAAATTCTTTACACTAAAACCCGCAGGTGAGGCGTGTGTGGCCTCGTCTGGCTCGATCTTCTGCGTGGCGTGGCACCAGTACCTGGCCAAACCTGGCGACCGTTACCTTGTGAGCAGTCACGGCGACATGGGTTTCGAGCTCCCAGCCGCCATTGGCGCCGCCATAGCCTCGAACAACACAGTGTGGCCCATCGTAGGTGACGGTTCCTTCCAGCTCAACCTCCAGGAGATTCAAACAATTTTGGATCTAAATTTGTCTGTGAAAATTCTGTACTTCAACAACGGTGGGTACGGGGCCATCCAGATCACACAGGACACGTACTTCAAGCGTCGGTTCGGCGTCGAGCCCAAGTGTCCGAACATCCACGCCATTTGCTCGGCTTATGGGCTCAAGTACTTTGGGAGCGACCAGATCCAAACCGCCATCGACCACCATGGCCCGTGTCTCGTCGAGATAGTCTGTGATGTTCAGCAGCGCCACCCACGCCTCGTGAATAAGATGAATGAGGACGGCACGTTCAAGAACACGCCCATGGAGGACATGTACCCCTTCCTGGACAGGGAGGAATTTCGCGCTAATATGTTTGTTAAAGAAGTGCTGTGAGTATTAGGTATGTCGAGGGTACTCCGTCCCACAGCCACTCTCCAGATTACAACCAAAAAACTAAAGAACAAGTATTCTTGTGTAGGTATAAAGACGTCCTTCGAGGACGAGGGTGCGAGCCCCACTGACGTGATCAAGCTCCGGAGCCTGACTTCAGAGAATGGGCTCAAATTGGCAATTAAAATTGGTGGATGCGAGGCCAAGACTGATGTGCGGACGGCTATGGACCTGTGCGCCGACTCGCTGGTCGGGCCTATGATTGAGAGCAAGTACGCGCTCGAAAAGTATGCACAGGCTACGAAGCACCTGGACGTGACGCGTGGCGCCAACCTGGAGACGGTCACGGCCCTAAACTCGATCGATCAGCTCTTGTCCGTTCAGGGCATAGACTATTTTGTTATTGGTCGAGTGGATCTCGTCGGGTCACTCGGGCAGTCGCGTGATGAAATCGAGTCTGAGGAGAATCAGCACCTCATCGAGCAGGCCCTCGCGAAAATCAAAAAGGCGAACAAAACCACCTATATGGGAGGAGCTCTTAGCAAGGCGACTCGCTCTTTCGTTGAGCGCATGCATGCCAAGGGGCTCTTGGATTACGTCGAGACGCGTTTCGTCATTATGAA